GGTTCCGCGTATTACGGGCAAAGATCAGCCTATGCTGAAAATAACCTTCAGTAACGGCCACGTTCTTCGCTGCACGTACAACCACATGTTCTACCTGAAGGACGGCGAGAAGATCGAGGCAATTCGCCTTCAGGTGGGCAACAAACTCCAGAAATGGAATCTGCCGAATCGCAACGCCTCACGGTTCATTGAGGTAACGGGCATTGAATTCGATGGGGTTGATGATACCGTGTATTGCTTCACCGAACCGAAGCGGCACCGGGGATGTTTCAACGGCATTGTAACGGGGCAGTGCGGTGAAACCCCGCTGCTACCGTACGAATCGTGTGTGCTCGGTTCGATCAACCTGAGCGAGCACGTGGTGGAAGGAGGGTTCGACTGGGAGCAGTTGGAGAATACTGTCCGGGTTGGAGTTGAATTCCTGAACGGCGTGATCCAGCACAACCAGTACCCGCTCCCGGAGATCGAGCGGGCGACAAAACGGACGAATAAAATCGGTCTGGGGGTGATGGGGTGGGCAGACGCTCTAATCAAACTCGGAATACGGTATGATGACCAGGAAGCTATTAAAATGGCGAGAAGGGTGATGCGGTACATTCAAACGCATGCACACGACCAGTCTGGTGGCAGAAATTATACCGTGACCACGATTGCGCCGACCGGCTCGATCAGCCTGATTGCTGGATGTTCTGGCGGAATCGAGCCGATCTTCGCCACAACTGAGACCCGTAACCAAGCAGGGATGACCTATGTTCGTAAGCACCCTCTGCTTGGGCTCTATGACGAAGATCTGTTCGTTACGGCCCACGATGTGCCATGGGAGATGCATATCGCACATCAAGCCGCGTTCCAGGAATATACAGACAATGCCATCAGCAAAACGATTAACATGCCCAATTCGGCCACAGAGCAAGAGGTGGGAGCCGCGATCCGGGCGGCATACGTCCGGGATTGCAAGGGGTTAACCTTGTACCGGGACAATTCCCGGGAGGAGCAGGTGATCGCGAAAGAGTGTAAGAGGTGCGCATTGTAATGGCAATTATTAGCAAACCGCGCTGTAAGATCTGTAATTCTGACCAACGGGCGGAAATAGAGGATTATGTTCGAGAGAACAAGGAAGGGAAGTCGTGGCAGGACTTGGCCGCCTACCTCTACAAAGATTTGGGCCTGAAAATCAGCGGTACGACGTTATGGACCCATATGCGGTCCCACTGTGATATCAAGGATGAGGTGCTCAAAGAGTACGCCCTGGCCCGGATGAAGGATACCAGTGAGGACCGGCGCTCATGGCTGGACGGGGACCCGGAACTGTTGGCCCGGTACGAGGACGAGAGCCGGGAAGCCGCTGAATTTCATATTGCCAACCATGTTGAGGAGATACGGAAACTGGACGAGTTGATCCGGCGAGACTTCGAACTGTACGCGTTGACAGCAGACCGGCTATCTGACCAATTGAAGAGCGACCGGCCACCGGAACGCGAATCCACCCAGTTACTGAAGGCGTTGAACGCAAACATCAACGCCTGCATGAAAACCCGGATGACCTTGCTCGGGGAGGACGCCGGAAGCCGGGTGGCGGATTCGATTGAGACGTGGCTGGATTTGATGCATAAGATAGAATGATGTCGAAACAAACGATCGGGGCGCTTATAGACCAAGCACGGAACGATCCCGCGTGGTGGGTACGGAACGTGCTCGGCAAGAATCCGTGGTCGATGCAGGTGGCAATCATGGAATCAGTCCGGGACAACCAGGAGACGGCGGTTGCCTCCTGCCACGGGGCTGGAAAGAGTTTCATTGGTGCTAATACCGCGTTGTGGTTTCTGTACACGCATAAGCCCTCGATCGTGATTACGACCGCACCTACCGACCGTCAGGTGCGGGGGATCTTGTGGAAGGAGATCCGGCTCTCTCATACCGGAGCCCTGAAACCGCTGGGAGGACGTCTGCTTTCGCAGGAGTTGAAACTGGATGAGAACTGGTGGGCGTGGGGGTTTACGGCTCCCAGTTACGACCCGAACCGGTTTCAGGGGTTCCACGAGCGGTATGTGTTGGTGATCGCGGATGAGGCCGCAGGGATCTCGGAAGAGATTTATGAGGGCATAGACGGTGTGCTTTCGTCAGAACACTCTCGTTTATTAATGATTGGGAACCCGACCAACGCGGGTGGGCGGTTCGGGCGGGCGTTCAAGACGCCCGGCGTGGCCAAGTTTAAGATATCGGCCTACGATACACCCAACTTTACCCATTTTGGGATCACGCAGGATGACATTCTCTCAGGTGAATGGCAACGAAAGATAACGGAGGAGTTGCCGCACCCCTATTTGGTAACGCCGCACTGGGTGGACAACATGGCGAAGAAGGGGATCGAGTCTCCGTTCTACCAGTGCCGGGTGTTGGCCAAGTTTCCGTCGCAGGAGCCTGACACACTCATTCCGTTAGACTGGATTGATGCTGCCGTCAATCGGAATTTAGAGAGCGACGGTGACGAGCCGAACGAATTGGGTGTTGATGTGGCCCGGTTTGGGTCCAATGAGACGATCGTTGTCCACCGGACGGGAAACATGGCCCGGATTGTGAAGCGGGTCCAGCATTACGACACGATGCAGACTGCTGGCGAGGTTCGACGCCTGATCCACGATCTGGGAGTGGACTTAGCCAAGATTGATGCGGACGGTATCGGGGGCGGTGTTTACGATCGGCTCAAAGAGTTGAAGGAGCCGGTAGCGGCGATGCATTCGGGAGCAAAAGCCCGCGACGACACCAAGTTCATCAATACGCGGTCGGAATGGTGGTGGACACTCAGAGAACGGTTTGAAACCGGAACGATCGGGATTGAGAACGACGATGACCTTATATCCCAGTTGGCCAATATCAAGTACAAGCTGAACTCTCAGGGCCGTATTCAGATCGAGAGCAAAGAGGACATGCGGAAACGGGGTGTCGCCAGCCCGGATCTGGCAGATGCTCTAATGCTGGCCTTTGCTACGTCGCGGAGACCTCCGGCACGGGTGCGGGTGCGGGGGAACAGGAGGTAAAAACATGGTTAGAAAACCGTTTGGTGTGGTTACTAAGCAGGGGCGGGTGGTTTCCCAAGCCGTGCTGGACCAGTACACGATTGCAGGCGGATCCAAACAGATCCCGCCTGACCGATTTACATCGGTGTATGGGGAAATGGGGTTGGTGCAACCACTCTATAACCCGGAAGCGCTAGCTAAGGTCATGGAAATTAACACCTACCACTACAGGTGTTGCAAGACCAAGGCCCGGGACGCGGCAGGACTTGGGTGGTCAATCAAGGCGCTGGGGGAGAAGGGGTCTACCAGCGGTCCTGTCTTCAAGGAGATAGACGCTTTTTTCGCTGATTTGCCGGAGACCGCCAGCCAGATTCTGGACAAAGTAATGTTAGATTACGAATCCGTAGGGTATGGCGCGCTGGAAATGGTGCGGAGAGACGACGACCCGGAAGGAAAGCCTGTTCTGCTGGCGCATATTCCGGCTCATACGTTACGGATTCACGCAGACGGGATAAGATTTGTCCAGATTCGGGGCAGCAAGAAGCGTTGGTTCAAGCGGATCGAGTTGCCCCGTGACGTGCACAAGGATACCGGACAGGTGGCGGACCTGAAAAGCCTTCCACCGGAGGACCGGGCGTCTGAGGTGATCTGGTTTGTTAACTACACACCGAGAAGCGACTATTATGGCCTGCCAGACGTTGTTCCCGCATTGGGAGCGGTCTGGGGCGACATTGCTCGAAGGGACTACAACATAGCCTTCTTTGACAATTACGGGGTACCAGCGTACGCGGTCTTCGTAACGGGCAACTTTGATCCGGGCGACATCGATGAGGATGGGCGAACGGACATGGAGAAGGCGATAGAGGAACATTTCTCAGAACTCGCGAAGAATCCGCACTCGATTCTGATTCTCTCGATTCCTACTGAGGGAAGGGACGAGGAGGTTAAGGTCGAGTTCCAGCCGCTCAGTTTGGAGACCAAAGAAGCGTCTTTCAGGCTATACCGGATTGATAACCGGGACGAGATCCTTTCAGCGCATGGTGTGCCCCCATATCGGGTAGGAGTCAATGAGACAGGGAGTTTAGGCGGAAGCACTGCCGTAGAGAGCACCGAGATCTACAAGACTTCCGTGATCGAGCCCCGGCAGGAGATGTTGGAGGCCGCGATCAACCGGTATATCGTCTGGGGTGCGTTTCAGGCACCAGATTGGGAGTTTAAGCTAGCGAACATTGATACCTCAGATGAGAAGGCGGATCTGGAGGTTTTGAGTGGTCTCTTTGAGAAAGGGGCGGTGACACCCAACCAGATTATCCGGTACTTCAAAGATCGGTTCGGGCTAGAGGAACTTGACCACCCTTGGATGAATGCGCATTACGTGGCAGGAAAACCGATTGATCTGCCAGACGAGGAACTGCAGAAACTCTCCCTGATCCATGGGGGTAGAGGCGGTCAAAGACCGGGAGGCGACCCAGATGCAGCGGCGTTCCAGACCGAGGCGGAACGGGTGATGCTCAGTCTGCACAAGAGACTGGTTGATATCGCGGAGAAGAGCGTGTAATGTTGGCGTTGGACCTTGCACAGGAGACTCACGCGTCATTGCGTTACCTGCAGGCGTTCAAGGCCACGTACCCGGCGGAACGGCGGCTCAATCAGCGGATTGGCGGGCTATTTGACAAGGTAATTACTGAGACGGTCCGGGAGTTGGAACGTGTGGGCCGGGTTCCGGGAGACACCCTGCTGCAGAAGATAGTAACCGGGGCGTTCGACGTGCACGGACCAGCCATCTCAGGTGCGCTCTCGGAGGGAGCGCTCGATCAAGCCCAGAGCAGCCGTATCCGGCTCCTGCAAGAGGCGGGGCTATACGCCCAGTTCCGGGACCGGGTGGAGTTGCCGAACCAGACCTACGACCTTATTAAGAACCACTCGTTTGAAGCGTCGCAATACACGTTAACGCGCATGCGTGACGACGTAATGGGAAACCTTGCGAAATCCTATGAAGAAGGGTTGGGGATTGACGATGCAGCGAACCGCCTGCGAGACAAGTTCGTATCTATGCGCGATTACGAATTGGAGCGCATAGCCCGGACAGAAATTCAATCCGGCCAGAATATGGGTGCATATGAAACCGAGCGTGAATTTCACATCAATTATCATATGTGGTGGTCTGCTGACGACGATCGGGTAAGAGATGGCACTACGAGCGATGCTGACCACACCTACATGCACGGACAGATCGTCCGGGTGGGCGAACCATTCTCTAACGGGTTGCTCTATCCAGGTGATATGAGCGGTCCGATTGAGGAATGGATCAATTGTCGATGTCGGATCGTACCGTTCTTGATGCCAGAAGGGATGATGGCGCCGAACG